AGCGGGTCATGTGTAATCATGATTGACTCCTTAATCGCTACGAACGTGACCGTAGCGACCGAGGAAGCGGCGCATACGGTTATCTGTTTCTTCAGGGCGGCGCGGGCCTGTGGCGACGAATCCCGGCATAAACGATGCTGCCAGGTTGTCGTCCCAAAGCTGCCGGTCGGCCAGCGCATCAGCATGACGGGTCATGCGAGCTTCCTTGCTCTCGGTTTCGTACTGCTTTCCCAGCGTCTCTTGCAGGTGTGCTTTGATGCGCGCCAGCACATCTTCTTTGGTGCCGGATCGTTTTGGCGGGCGTGCGTATACCGCCCCGGGAAGAGGTGATGACATTGATGACTCCATTATTTTGGAATGATTACCCAGGATTGGAGCTCTTTGCAGAACTCCGCGCCTATATCTTGCGGGTGTACGGGAGGGAGAATGACTTGCTTGCTGGTTTTCCTATCTATTCCGTGAGAAGTTATTAGCTCTGGCTTTCCAGTTGCTTTATTCACCTCTTCCGTGGTGATGACATAAACCATATCCCCCTCCCGCTTTAAAAAGGCACGTCGTCTTCGAAGTCCATAGGAGGGGCTGATGACTGTTGAGTTGGTTGTCTTTGTTTTGTGGACTGAGATTGCTGTCGAGGCTGGTCTGGCTGCTGCTTTCCGCCCAGCATTTGCATGGTGCCGCCGACGTTAACCACCACTTCGGTAGAGTAGCGATCCTGACCGCTCTGGTCCTGCCACTTACGGGTGCGCAGCTGACCTTCGATGTAAACCTGCGAGCCTTTACGCAGATATTCGCCCGCCACTTCCGCCAGTTTCCCGTACAGCACGACGCTGTGCCATTCGGTCACTTCTTTCATCTCGCCGGTCTGCTTGTCTCGCCACGATTCAGATGTTGCGAGGCGAAGACTTGTTACCGCTCCGCCGTTAGGCATATATCGAACCTCAGGGTCTTGCCCGAGGTTGCCGACCAGAATCACCTTGTTTACGCCTTTGCTCGCCATTTATGCCGCCTTCTTTAGTTCATTGATACGGATATTCATTACCTCTACGCACTTCTCCTGAGAGGCCTCGTCACCCGCTAGAAGCTGCCAGTCATGCTGGTATCTCTCGATAAGCTTTTTCTTATCAGTCTCAGTTCCTGCGTACTCAGTGAAAGACTGGAGTATTTCATGATGGTCATACACAGAAGGCACCTGTTGAATGGATTCATTCTCTGAATCAACCGGATGATCAACTGTTGTTTTAGGAACAGCCCAAGAGGGAAGGGAAGGGGGCAGCCAGAAAAAGCCAGTACCGTCTTTGAGTTTTGCCCTGTTCCATCCCTGCTTTTTATCTGTGGATATCTGCGCAAACCCTTCTTCAAGGTTGTAAAGGTAGCGGCCAATTCCCCACTGAACAGCCGCACGTTTCATTGCGCCTGATCTTCCCCCCTTCACGGCCTCAACTTGGGTGTTTTCAGCGGCATCCCATTTGGTAACCCACTCACCATCCACCTTGATTGAAATTCCGCATTCGACGCCGCCGTTGTTGGGTATGTCGCGGTATTCGTTGCGCCATCCAGCCTTACCGCAAACATCGTCAAGGCGCTTCATGATTGCCCGGTTGGTTACATAGGCAAGCACCATCGCCCAAACTTTACCGTCGCGGGTTTTCCCGCTTTGTTGTATGCGCCACTCAATGTCTTCTGGAGTAAATGGCTCATCTAATTTATTCAAATCCACATCACACCTCAGAACGGCGCAGGGCCGAGTAATTCACGAACGTTCATGCGCTCAAGTTGTGCCGCGAGCAGAGCAAGCTTTTTCTCCCTGCGGTCGCCAGCTCGGCGGTATTCGAGCGCCATCTTGATATATGCTTCACGCCATATCTTGCTGATCGCAATCGTCGACGCGAGACGGGGAGGATTTGTTGTCATGTTCGGATTCCTGCTCTGAGTAATTGTCGAAAATGTCATGGACAAGCCGATAGAACTGCTCATCCGTCATGTCGCGGGGATTGAGATGATTCATTGCGGCCTCCGGTACCACGGCATGCTCACTGCCAGCTTCATCTGCTGATTGGCCTGCAACCACATCCCGGCATCACCCAGGAATCTGGCAATAACCGCCTTGCTCTGCGCGGCCATAAGGGCCTGATGGTTTACTGTTTGATTGCCGTACATGTCAGTTCCTTAAGCGTTTTGCAGATACCGCGCATGCGGCGGGTGATGAGGTCGAGTAGCGATTCAGAGCAGCCCACAACAGGCCACCCTGCAAAAGCGAACTGTTGCATGGTGTTATCCTTGGTTAATTGGCATAGCGAAAAGGCCGCGCTAATAAGCAGCCTTGTTGATATGCAGGCGAAAAAAAGCCCTCCGGAGAGGGCAAACAACTTCATGGGATAATGAGGGTTTCTCCAATAACCAGAACAGGTCTTCGTCTCCTGTAGTGGTTATGATGCGGATTGCATCAGATAACCGACTCCATGAATCGGCTATCGGCTGCTATTCCTTGCGAAGCACAACATCGAAATCCCTGAGATTTGTTTGTCGCAGCAGCCCCTCTTCAACGCGATCGGCTTTCCTGTAGTTGTCATATTCAAAGTGCTTAATCACCTCGCCAGATTTGCGCTCAATGACCTCTACGATATATTTCTTCTCTTCCATTCACTCCTCCTCGCCGATGGCTTTAGCTATTGCTGCGCGGGCTTTGTTGATTGCCCCATACAAATCCGGATATGAGACGTTTCTGCCTTCTTGCATCACCTTTATTGAAATTTGAAGCGCTTCGAGAAGTTCAGGCGCCGCAGCTATTAGCGCCATATCAGCCATGCTAACACTCAAACTGGTATGCCCATCACTCATGGCATATGAGTCAATAACACCGCCATCTTTGCCCGTCGCCTGACTGCTCAGTCGCAAAAAGCTATTACTTGTCCACCACTCCCATGGTCCGGGAGTAAAATTTCCTTTCATATCTCACCTCAGATAAGTGGCTTGCTGCCAAAAAGAAAGGCCGACTATGCGGCCTTATTCATCGTAACTCAGCCCTTTGCTTTCATATTCGTCGCCATAATCAGCGAGCTTATCTTCAATCAACTTCCGTAACGCAGCCTTACCGTGACGCATAACACCGAAGTGAATGACGTTTCTGATTAATGCATCAGCATTGTTTTCACCCGCAAGATTTTCCTTAGGGATGTTAATCGTTGAACTTCCAACAATGGTGTCAATCTTCAATGTGCATTTACCTGAAAGCTGAACTTGCTTGGCCATGTCTCACCTCAAATTAAGGGAATCTATTTGCCGCGCATTTTCTGGTGCGCGTTAATCAAGTGGGTAGGGTGGTTAACCGGCTTCTTGTATGCCGGGTTACGCTTGCGTTCAGTTACTTCCGGCTCCCTGTAATCGCGGAGAGCTACGAGCGAAGTGGCCCGGTCAACGCGGCTTGCATGCTTGCGTGATTCTTCCTGAGAAGCGTCAGGAGCCTCGCAACCTAAAATGGAGTCGATGATATTGCCGATAGCGTCACGCTCGATAGCGAGCTTTCTGCGCCGCTCATGACGGCGAGTTTTAGCGTTACCAGCTGATACTGAAGAACCGTATTGGATAACCGTCATGGCTTTGTCCTCGTGTGAAATGGCTTTGGTGATTGGATGGCCGGTACTGATCTCCGGCATAAGGCGCTTATTCGGCGGCGTCGAGCTTGCTTATTCGCTTGAGCCATCCTCGTGAGTCAGCCACGTCCCACTGCGCATCAGCCTGCGCATTCATCCAATCCCAAACCCATTTCGTTAGGTATCTGTTCGCGCTTTGTCAGCGCACCGTCGAAGTTAAAGAGCGATGCCAATCTGTTCCGTGTGGCTACCAGCGTCCTGCTGATGGCATAACAATACAAAACGTACTGAACACCGTCAATACAAAATGTACTTAAAAATGACGTAAAAATACGAAGTGTATGTTTTATATTGGAAAATAGTTTTTGCGGGTATTAAAAAACCCGCCGTAGCGGGTTGGGGAATTTTAGAGGCCTTGCCATTTGGCTTCGATGACGACGCCAATTATTCGGCAGTTACCGTCGATGGGGATCATGTGATAGCTGGGGTTAAGTGGTTTCAGGTACTTTTGTCCGGCGTCGACGATGTACTTCTTAAATGTCGCCTCGTTCTCAGAGTCCAGCTTTGCCACCACCAGTCGACCGCTCGTTGCCTCAATGGCCGGGTCTACCAGTATCTGCATTCCTTCTGGAATGCTGAGTCCTGACGGCGCTGTCATCGAGTCGCCTCTTACCGTCAACCAGAACGATCGCTCGCTGGCATGAGATGTCGTTTCCGGCCATACCTCTACTTCCTGAAGCTGATATGGCTCCACAGCCTCGCACCAATTTCCTGCGCTCACCCAACTAATCAGAGGGAATCTCCTTACTTCCGTATGAGGGCGTGGATTGGAAACGTTGGCCAGATCGTCACTCGGGTAGTCAACCATACCATCAGAGCTCAGAACCAGCTCCTTCAGTCCGAGCTGCTTCATGATTGCCGCTATATCTTCAATGCTTGGCTCGCGGCGGCCATTCAGCCAATGACCTATCGCACCCTGAGTTTTACCCAGAGCTTCAGCAAGTTTGTCCTGCGTGAGGCCAATCTGTTTCATCCTGGCTTTTGCCAGTTCATTCCACGGTGTTTTCATACGCCGATTATTACGACTTGTATTGACAGTGACAACGCACAAAATGTATTAATCCTCTTGCGTTCTCTCAGTACGGAATGTATTATTGATGCATGTACCATCCTGAGGAGATAACCGATGAGCAATCTTCGGAAAATCCGGGAAACCATGAAGGTCTCCCAAGCCGCACTGGCTGAAAAGGTTGGGTGCACTCAGGGAGCGATTGGACATTACGAATCAGGGCGGCGACATCCGGATTTAAAAATGTGCCGTTCGCTCGTTGAAGCACTCAATAGTTTTGGGGCGAAAGTTCAACTGGACGATGTATTTCCTCCTGAATTGAACGCCGCCTAAGCAGTACCAGCTCTTTACCAATCTGAACCGCCGACAACGCGGTAACTCATTTAAGTGGCAGGCCCCACGGTCTGCGCACGTATATATCTAAACAACAAAGGAAGAATACCGAATGGAACTTACAAGCACACGCAAGAGAGCCAACGCAATTACCAGCAACATTTTCAACCGCATCGCTATTCGCGGTCAGAGAAATATCGCATCGCAGCTGGGCGTTGATGAGTCGCAAATTACCCGTTGGAAATCCAGCATGATCCCGAAGATGTCGATGCTGTTGGCCATTCTGGAATGGGGAGTTGAAGACGAGGAATTATCGAGTCTTGCAAAGCAGGTAGCACTGCTACTCACAAAAGATAAAGCCCCAAGCGCTGGAACGCTTGAGGCTTAGCAAACTGTGTTACGCCAACACAATCAACAGGAGACATTTTAATGCGAAAACGCAGGAAGTACCAGGAAAAAGAAGAGATTCGGCACCCTGAATCACCTGACGGGTTGGTTGTAGCGGCAGCCAATAACAGATCGTTCGCTGAACGGTTCATTGGTGTTTATCGACTGGCTAAGGCAGGAGTGAAGAATGGGCGTCGTTAAGTTAGCAGACTACCGGCAGCAAGAACGCCGCGTAAACCAGCAGGAGGCAGCCGGTATGGGGTTTGTCTCTATACACCGCCAGTTTATGGATAGCCGACTCTACAAGGACTCTCAGGCCGTGCATCTTTGGGTGCATCTCATCCTCAAGGCAAACCATGAGGATGCCGTCGTAAACACCGATGTTGGACCGGTCACCGTTGAGCGCGGACAGATGATTACAGGCCGCCCGACACTGGTCAGCGAAACGTTCATTCCCGACAACAAAGTGAAAAGCCTCCTGCGCAGTTTTGAGGCTAAAGGGATGATTACCGTCACGTCGATGCAGAAGAAATTCAGCCTCATCACCATCGTAAAATATGATGATTTTCAGGCTCAAAATTGTCCAACGAATGTCCAAGACTTGTCCAACGCAAACACCAGTAAAAATGCGGCTCTCAGAGCTTTTTGTCCAAGCGATGTCCAACGTTTGTCCATAAACAATAATATAAATAATAACTCATTACCTAAAGGTAATGAGTATGTCGCAAACGAGCCTGAAGAACAGAATCAAAAGCCCGTCATGCAGAAGCCAAAAATTTCCTGCGAAGAAGTCTGGCAATGCCTGAAAGATGAATTGCCAGAAGCCAGGGGGTGGAGATGCCTCACTGATGAGCGTCGTAACCTCATCCGCACCTTCTGGGGCAAGGCGAACAAGATCGCCCGCAATCTGGATGGCAAGCCTCTCGACATGGAAGGCTTCAGGGGATACCTGAAATACATCAGCGAAAACTGCCGCTGGATGCTGGAAGACCGGCCTGACCAGAAGACCGGCAGGACGTGGCGTCGCATGAAGTTTGACAGCTTCCTGAACTCTAAGCTCTACATCGAAGTGCGTGAGGGTGACCGCGATGACCGATGACATCAAAACCCCGCCATGTAACTACGAGGCTGAACAGGCCGTTATCGGCTCAGTGATGGTCGCCCCGGACAGCGACAACGTCCAGAAGGTGCTGGGCTTCCTGAATGCGGACATGTTCTACAGCAGGCAGCACGGCAGAATCTTCGCAGCGTTGCAGGGGCTGAACGCCAAAGGCAAAGCGCTGGATATGCTGACGCTTTCAGACGCTCTGGAGATGCAGGGAGAGCTTGAACAGGTAGGCGGCTTTGCTTATCTGGCAGACATTTCCCGCAACACGCCAAGCGCCGCTAACGTCATGCACTACGCCAATGTCGTGAAGGACAAATCGACAGAGCGCATGGCAATCGAGCAGGCTACGCAGATGCTTGAGGTGCTCTACTCGCGTTCAGGGATGACGACCGCGCAGAAGCTGGAAGCCGTTCAGGCGCTGGCGATGAAGGTCGATGACAAAGCCAAAACCGGCAATCATCGCGGCTTGATGACGTTCAGGGATGCATTCAACAAATGGACTTATCAGGTCGGTGAGCGACTGGAAGGCAACCCGTCATCGGTAGGCCTGACGTCCGGGATTGAAGCGCTGGACGAAATGCTGGAGCCGAAGCGAATCGTTCGCGGATCTCTTTTCGTTGTGGGTGCGCGCCCGAAGATGGGCAAGACCACAGTCTACCAGAAAATGGCGATTCACTGCGCACTGGTAGAAAACCTGCCAACCCTCGCATTCAGCCTCGAAATGCCGACCGAGCAGTTGGTAGAGCGCATCATTTCGCAGCACTCCCGCGTGAAGTCGGATGTGTTTTACCAGAACGGCTACAACGAAAACCAGTTCGCCCAGGCACTCGCTATGGGTACGCAGATTGCCGACAGCAACAACCTGTACATCGATGACACTCCGGGACTTTCTCTGGCTCACATCGTATCCGAGTCGCGCCGCATCAAGCGCGAGCGCGGCGAGGTGGGGATGGTTCTTGTCGACTACCTGACGCTCATGGCTGCCGAGAAGGCGGATACCGAGTCTCAGGCGTACGGCATCATCACCAAAGGTCTCAAGGTACTGGCTAAAGAGCTTAACTGCGTTGTCGTGCTTCTGACGCAGCTTAACCGTGGTTCCGAGGCTCGCGCCAATAAGCGACCGCAGCCGAGCGATTCACGCTCTACCGGACAGATTGAGCAGGACTGTGACTACTGGCTCGGTATCTATCGCGAATCGGAGGATGACGACACGGTTAACCCGGCAGAAACAGAGCTGCTATTGAGACTCAACCGGCACGGGAATACGGGAACCGTATACGTTGAACAACGTAATGGCATTCTTTACGACATCGACCAGCAAGAGGCGCGTTTCCGCAGGGAAGAGCGCGAGCGCAAACCGAATAAGAAAGGGGGATTTTGATGAACACTATTAGCAATGAGCGTTTAGAAAAGCTGTCATTGCAGCGTGACGAGCTGCTGGCTGCGCTGGAAGACATCATCGCCTACAACGTCCAGTATGCTACCGACAAATACGGTGACGCATCCAAGGCTGAAACGATGGCCTGCGTCCGGCGTTGCCGAGAAGCCATTGCCCGCGCCGCCATGCTCAACCAGTCGCAGCCAGTGGCCGAAACCGACACCACATCGCAGCAGTTCGAATCGCTGGCAGGTAAGGCCGTGAGTGGCAGCGAGGGTTTCGAGTGTACGCCTGTAGCTGACCTGTATGAGCTTCTGACCAAGTGCGGGGAATGTTACGACTACACAACTTCCGCAAAAGTCGCCGCTGACTGGATTAAAGAAGGATATTCAGCTCGGGAATACGTGAAGCTTGACCGCCTGCAGGAAGCCATGACGCTGGGTTCATCCGGGGAGGCTGATGGCTGGATTCCATGCAGCGAGCGGATGCCAGTTGAAAAAGATATTGTGCTTGTAGTGGACGATGGTTACTTCGTTTGCGAAGCGCAGTATCGCGAAGGGGATTTTTTCTCAGCCGTCCGTGGCAATAATGAGTTCTTTGAAACCACATGCCGGGATGTAGAGTTTTGGCAACCGCTCCCCGAGCCGCCATGCAAATAACTCTCGACGACATCCAGGTAATCTCTGCCTACATCGGCACCCCTCGCTACATCGACATCGAAACACTCACAAAACGATATCTCTTTACCAGCCAGCTGATCGCCATGGCGGCAATCAGTCGCGCTAGGTATTGAGTGGAGACTCATCATGGTAACCAAGTTGCAAATTATGACCTGGTTCGAAGTGAACCGGAAAGGCACCGTCAAGCAGCTCGTTGAGGAACTAGGCGGAAAGGGCGACCGTGTAGCGGCGGTCATCTGCGGGCTTGTGAAAGAAGGAGCATTGATACGCTCTGCAAGCACCGGAATGGGAACACGCTGCCGGCTTTATGAACTGAGCGAAGGTAAAACGAATCGCCAGCGTATCCGCGAATACGTCACTGAGCATGGGCCAGTGTCTTCCCGACAGGTATCCGAAGGCACCGGCATAGATATGGGCGCAGTGCAGCGCATTCTCCGTGACGAACACGATTCAGGACGTATTGAGCGATACAACTCAGAGAAATGCAGCGAGCATCAGGGTTCATTTCTGTATGTCGCAGCGCATGAGTTATGCAAGTTCGGATGCTCAAACCCGATGACTGCGTTCATCAATCAGCAGCTGCGCGCGGTGCGGCAGGAGACGAGGGTATGAGCGTCCTGATGACTGGATTTACCGGCGCCATGTTTCTGATTGGCGCTATCGCTATGCGGGATGGTCTGATGTTCACCAACGCCTGTGTATTCATTTGCTGTTCGTTATTGCTGGCTAAAGAGGAGAAGCGCCGTGGATAAGAGCAGAGAGCAGTTTGAAGCTGAGATAAGCAAAAAGTTTGGCGACCTTATCGACCAACGTGTTTGCAAGAACAGTGATGGCGATTATATGGCGTGGGATATGCAGGTCGCATGGTGGGCATGGCAGGCATCACGTGCAGCGGTGGAGATTGAGCTACCACCAAAGTTCGGGGAGCATCAGCAACAGCTGGAGGGAAATGGATGGAATTGGATGAGGAGTCATTCCGTTAATGCTATCCGCGCCGCCGGTCTCAAGGTTAAGGGGGAGTGATGAGCGCATTGGTTTTTGTCGTAAGCATCCCGGGCTTTGAGGGTGAAATGGAAGCGGTGGCTGCATTCACCACATATAACAAAGCGAATAAATACCTGAAGAGCAATGGAATAACTTCATGGGCAATTAAAGAGCTCAAACTTGACGAGGAATGCCATGAGGAAACAAACGTTTGAAATCCGCACCCCGCTAGTCCAGCAAAACGCCATCCGAGCTATCCAGCAGCTTTGCCCCGACCCCGAAAGACCTCTCATCGTGACCATTCAGGAAAAAACGCGCTCAGTAGAGCAGAACAAGCGTCTTTGGGCCACGTTGCGC